AAAGTTTACCTATACCAATCAGGAATCATACAAATTAGATCATATCGCAAAAGTAGAACTAGGTAAAGAGAAGTTATCGTATGATGAATTTTCGTCATTTACTGAATTCTACAAAAATGATTGGCAAAAATTTGTAGAGTACAACATTCGAGATGTTGAACTGGTAGATGAGCTTGAAGAAAAGATGAAATTGATTGAACTCATCTTAACAATGGCGTATGATGCAAAGTGTAATTATATTGATATCTTCTCTGCAGTACGAACCTGGGATTGCATTCTATATAACGAACTATGGAAAAAGAATATTGTTGTACATCAACGACAAGAAAAATCGGGGAGAGGTATTGCTGGTGCTTATGTACAAGAGCCTAGACCAGGTAAATATAATTGGGTAGTATCATTTGATGCGACAAGTCTGTATCCTAGTATCATTATGCAGTATAATATGTCACCCGAGACTTTGGTAAACACATATCCAAAGTTCTATGATGTACAAATGAAGAGTTTGCTAAATGGTACAGCTGACCTGTCCGATCTACAAGATAAACAATATTGTATGACAGCGAATGGCAGGTGTTTCACAAAAGAAAAACAAGGCGTGTTTCCGGCAATTGTTCAAAAATTGTTTGATGATAGAACTAAGTATAAGAAACTTATGCTTGAGGCGCAATCTCAATATGAGGTAACTAAGAATAAACATTGGCAAAAGGAGATATCTAAATATAACAATTTTCAGATGGCTCGTAAGATTCAAATGAATTCGTTGTTTGGTGCAATGGCAAATGAGTATTTTAGATTCTATGATGATCATATTGCAGAAGGTATCACTCTAACGGGGCAATATATTATTCAAAAGGTTGGCAAAGCATTAGATGATTATTTGAATAAGATTTGCGGCACTAAAGATTTTAACTATTCTTTTTATTCAGATACAGACTCCTGTTATATTACTTTGGATCCATTGGTGCAAAAATACTACAAAGATCAACCTTCCGAGAAAATTGTAGAACTACTTGATAAGATTTGCGAAGATAAAATTCAGGAAGTACTTAATAAAGTATGTAATGAAATTTCAGAATACACGCATGCGTTTGACACTAAGATTAATTTTAAGCGAGAAGCAATTGCGGAGACGGGTGTCTGGGTTGCAAAGAAGCGGTATGCGTTAAATGTTTCCAATAATGAGGGTGTACAATATAAAGAACCCAAATTAAAGGTTATGGGTCTGGAGATTGTTAGATCATCTACCCCCGAACCTGTGCGAGATGCTTTACGAGGCGCGGTTAAATTAATTTTAACTACAGATGAAGAAGTAGTGCAGAAATATATTATGGATTTTGAGAAAGAATATAAACAACATGCACCAGAATTAATTGCATTTCCTCGAGGGGTAAATGGTCTGGGAAAATATTCTGACAGAACAAATATATATAAGCAAGCGACTCCTATGCACGTCCGAGGCGCCCTTCTTTATAATTTCTATCTTGACAAGTTTAATCTTGGTAAAAAATATGAACGTATAAAGGAAGGAGATAAGATTAAATTTATCTATCTCAAAGAACCCAATACTATAGGTGAAAACTGTATAGCATTTAATACCGTTATACCTTCTGAAATGGATTTAAAGAAATATTCAGATTATGATTTGATGTTTCAGAAATCTTTCTTAGAACCATTAACCACAATTTTAAATGGTATTGGTTGGACCGCAAAACCACAAGCAACGCTAGAAGGATTATTTGGATGAAAAAACTATTTTTACTTTTGCTATTACCATTTGCAGTATTAGCAAACCCTATCGACGATAAGTGTCCGCAATTTGTTTTCAACGGCGCACCTGTTAGTAAACTAACAGAGACACAATACTTATGCAAAAAGAATTATGCTATTCATTATAGATACAATACTAAGACTGCCGAGTATGTTGTAGAACATATTACATTGGCAAACATTACCGGTCCTGCTAAACGTAAAGATGATTTTAGACCGGACTTAGAATTACCTGAAAAACATAGAAGTGTATTATCTGATTATGCGGGGCAACCATATGACCGAGGACATTTATCCCCAGGAGCAGATAACAACGCAAATGATATTTACATGAGCGAAAGTTTCTTTCTAAGTAATATGGTTCCGCAAGTTCCGAACCACAATCGAGGCATTTGGAAACAATTAGAAACCGCAGTACGTAGTTGGGTCAGAGAAGGTAAAGACATATATGTTGTAAGCGGAACAACATATTCAGCGGAATATCTTAAAATAGGTAAAGGCGAAGTTGGGGTGCCGACTGGCTTATGGAAAGTAATTATAGATGCAAAAACTAATAAAGCAATTGCATTTGATTTTCCCAATGCTCCTTTGCCAGTAAAAGATTTGCCTAAGTATGCTACGACTGTTAGAGCAATTGAACAAAAGACGGGACTAAATTTTCATCCGAAGTTGAAAGACGATACAGTTGAAACCGCAGTACCCAATTTAACAGAATGGTCAGGAGTACAATAAATGAAATTACTAATTACGTTATTTTTAAGTTTATCTATGATTGGTTGTACATCAATTAAAGATAAAGTTCCCAGTTTCTGGGATGACAATCAAAGTAAAATAAGTATAGATATTAGGCAAGAAATAAATCATTTGGATTGTTCGCAGCCGCATCTACCCCAAATCGAAAAAATTCAAAGTAAGATAGAGTGGTTCTTATTATATTCGGAAAGCAAACAAACTAAAGATGTATTAAAATTACTAAATCCTATGACGGAGACTGTGGGTGATTTTTATACTAGAAGTAAGGAAAAAGAAGGTAGCGAAGCTTATTGTAACATTAAAAAGAAAATAATGTCTGCTCAAGCAAAATTAATAGCAGAAACTATACATGGGAGATTTTAAATGGATCTGAAAGAAATTGCAAAATGCGGGCAACCTTGGGCGGAAGAAAAGGCTAAAATTGCATTAGAATTACAGGAGCAATATAAAGCTAAAACTATTGCTAAAGATGAATATGTAGAATTGATCAAAGATATGGCAAGAATGGAATCGTTGGATGAGGTTTCTTCTGATATGAAATTAAAAACAGCTTTGGTAACCGCACTCTTTGTTTTAGTACAGATAGTATAGACAAGCGCAAATTTAGAATATATAATGTAGTATTATAAGGAGTTTATATGTCGTTACTTGAAAAATTGAAAAAGAATTCTACAATTAAAGAAACTGAAGTTTTGAATAAATCCAAATTCTTTGGTAAGAAGGATATGATTCAAACATCTGTTCCTATGGTAAATGTTGCCCTTTCGGGTAGCTTAGAAGGAGGTTTGACTCCGGGGTTGACGGTGTTTGCAGGGCCATCTAAGCATTTTAAAACTGCATTTTCTCTGCTATTGGCGAAGTCTTATTTGGACAAATATGAAGATGCTATTGTACTGTTTTATGATTCTGAGTTTGGTAGTCCTCAGTCTTACTTTGATTCTTTCGGTATTGACACCTCCCGAGTTTTACATACTCCAATTACGGACATTGAGCAACTAAAGTTTGATATCATGTCTCAGATTAACAATCTTGAGCGCGGAGATCATATAATTATTGTTGTGGATTCTGTAGGTAATCTTGCTTCTAAGAAAGAAGTAGATGATGCGTTGGAAGGAAAGTCTGTTGCAGATATGACTCGAGCAAAACAGATGAAATCTTTGTTCCGAATGATTACACCTCATTTAACTATTAAAGATATCCCTATGGTAGTTGTAAACCATACCTATGCAGAGATTGGTCTTTATCCTAAGCAGATTGTTTCTGGCGGGACAGGAATTTATTATTCCGCCGACAACATCTTTATTATTGGTCGTCAGCAAGAAAAAGATGGTACTGAAGTTACAGGTTATAACTTCATTATTAATGTTGAGAAATCTAGGTTTGTTCGAGAGAAATCTAAAATTCCTGTAGAAGTATTATATGAAGGCGGTATCAGTAAGTGGTCTGGTCTATTGGATGTTGCATTAGAAGGCGGATTTGTAACTAAGCCGTCCAATGGGTGGTATTCACTTAAAGGCGAAGAAAAGAAATATCGCAAAGCGGATACCTATACTAAAGATTTTTGGATGCCGGTATTAACCTCAAAAGACTTTAGAGAATTTATAGAAAATCGTTATCAGATGGCAACCGGTGATCTGATGTCTAGCTCATTTGATGATACTGATTTAGAAGAGGAGTTTACAAATGCAAGTGAAGTATGAACCCTGGCAAGTAGTAAGAGATGACAAAGAACATTGGGGAGTAAGAATTCTTGAAGGAAAATTCAATGAATTGGCTCTTGCAATAAATGATGTTAAAATGGCAGATGACGATGGAGTTTCTGTAGACTATGACATT